GCCTTTTTTTCGTGGCCGCAAAATTGATTCGTAGTGGAGTTGAACATGACACGCGGACGCAAGCCGCTGCCGACCGCGCAAAAGAAGTTGCGCGGCAATCCTGGTAAGCGCAAACTCAATGATAAAGAACCAGTCTACGCGCGTCGCGCGCCGGATTGTCCAGAATATCTGACCGGCTTGGCGCGCAAAGAATGGACGCGCGTCGTCAACCTGCTCGCCGCCGCCGGCGTCGTCGTCGAGATCGACCGCGCGGCGCTGGCGGCGTACTGCGATGCGTATCAGCGCTGGCTCGAGGCGCGGCAGAAAGTGGCGAAACAGGGCACAGTGCTAACCGGGCCAAACGGCGGCTTGTATCAGAATCCGAACTTAAGCGTGGCAAACAAAGCGCTTGAGCAGATGGTCAAGATCGCCAGCGAATTTGGCATGACGCCGTCCAGTCGATCGCGCATCAAAGTCGAAAAACCGGCAAATGAAGAAGATGCACTAGAACGGTTTTTATTTGGTGAGCGGACATTAGTCGTTGGCGATGAAGCCGGTGACGCGCATGGCGCGGATAAATGAGCAACTGGCTGATCGATCGATACATCGAAGACGTGATGAGCGGCCGTGTGCCGGCAAGTCGTTGGACGCGCGCGGCGGTCGAACGACATTTAAACGATCTCGAAGTCGGCGAACGGCGCGGTTTGTGGTTTGATCACGATAGCGTTGACCGAATCCTCAAGTTTTTTAGCATTCTAAAACACTCCAAAGGCGAATGGGCGGGGCAATCCATCAGACTTGAGGCGTGGCAACAATTCTTGCTTGGCGTGCTATTCGGTTGGCGGCGCGCTGACGGCTTGCGGCGCTTCAGAACCGCATATGTGTCGGTGGCGCGCAAGAACGGCAAGTCAACAATCGGCGCTGGGGTTGGCTTGTATCTATTTGCCGGCGACCAAGAGCCGGGCGCTGAAGTCTACAGCGCGGCGACCAAGCGCGATCAGGCGCGCATCACGCACGCTGAAGCGATGCGCATGGTTAAGTCTTCGCCACTGCTCCGCAAGCGCGTGCGCACCTTCAAAGATAATCTGCACATCGAAGATACGGCGTCGAAATTTGAGCCGCTCGGTGCGGATACTGACACTTTGGACGGCTTAAATGTGCATGGCGCGATCATCGACGAGTTGCACGCGCACAAAAATCGCAGCATGTTTGACGTGCTGGACACGGCCACCGGCTCACGCCGACAGCCGCTGTTATTCGGCATCACGACCGCCGGCTTTGATCGGCAATCGTTATGCTTCCAGTTGGACGAATACGCACGCAAGATACTTGATAACATCATAGAAGACGACAGTTTTTTCGGTCTGATCTATACGCTTGACGATGACGATGACTGGCAGGATGAGCGCAACTGGCTCAAGTCGAATCCGAACTTAGGCGTAAGCAAAAAATTAGACGACATCCGGCGCAAATTCAACACAGCGCGCGAGATGCCGGCAGCGCAGAATAGTTTCTTGCGTTTGGAGTTAAACGTCTGGACGCAATCTGAGACGAAGTGGCTGCCACTCTCAGATTGGCAAGCCTGCGGCGCGTTGACGGTTGACGTGGCCGCATTGCGCGGGCGGCCATGCTGGGCGGGATTGGACTTGTCAAGCACCAGTGACCTGACGGCTTTTGTGCTGGTCTTTCCGCCGGCGTCGTCGAATGGTGTGTATGCGGTTATTCCGCGTTTCTTCGTACCGGAAGAGAACATCCTCAAGCGCGCGCGCGCCGATCGCGTGCCATACGACGTTTGGCGTAAAAGCGGCTACCTGATCGCGACGCCGGGCAACGTGATCGACTACGATTGGGTTTTTGCGCAAATCGAACGCGATGCCCGGCAATATGATATACGTGAAATCGCGTTTGACCGCTGGGGAGCCGCGCGCGTGGCGTCAGAACTGCAAAAACGCGGCTTGACGATGGTCGAATTCGGGCAGGGCTTCGCCTCGATGTCGCCGCCGATGAAGGATGTCGAAGAATTGATTAAAAAACGCCGGTTGGCGCACATGAATCATCCGGTATTGACATGGTGCGCTGATAACGTCGTCGCGGTTGAAGACCCGGCGGGCAACATCAAGCCGGATAAGTCGCGAAGTCGAGAGAAAATCGACGGCTTTGTGGCGATGCTGATGGCGCTTGATCGCGCGATGCGGAATATCGGAAGAGTCACAAGCGTTTATCAAACTCACGGAGTGCGAGTACTATGAGCGATCTAGGCGATGTAAATCCTGAAAATGTCGCGCGCGAGTGGCGGGCCGTGCTGCGGCATCGGACGCGCCGCGCGGCGACGGTCGTACTGCCGCTCGACGTGATTCACGTCGTCGAAGAACTGCAGCGCGCGCGCAATCGCGGCTGCACTGAAGCGCTGGTGCGGCTGAAAGACTGGAAAGTGTGCATCGACGGTTGACAGACGTGGTATAATAACACTAGAGCAAAGAGCAACCTGCGAGGTCTCGGCGCGATACCCGATCGGGCATCGCGCTTTTTTATTTGGCGGCGCATGTCACTACTCGATCGAATCTTCAAGCGACAACCGACGCGCGAGCGACGCATGACAGATGCCGAATTCGTGGCGCTACTGAGCAGCAACCGGTCGGTCAGCGGCGCGAACGTCACCAGCGAGAGCGCATTGACGTTTTCGGCGGTGCTGGCCTGCGTGCGCGTGCTGGCCGAAAGCGTGAGCACGCTGCCGCTCATCGTTTACCGCCGCGATCCGGATGGTGGCAAGAGCCGCGCCGAAGATCATCCGCTTTATCATGTGTTGCATGACGCCGCTAACGCTGACATGACGGCAGTGCAGTGGCGCGAGACCTCAATGGTGCATCTGTGCTTGTGGGGAAATGCATATAGCGAAATCGTTTTCGATCGCGCCGGCAGAGTGCGCGAACTGTGGCCGCTTCATCCGGCAAACATGACGGTCAAGCGCGTCGATGGCGCGTTACGCTATGAATACCGCGAGAATGGACGCGGCTCGCCGATCAGATACGAATCTTACGAGATTTTGCATGTCACGGCGCTCAGTATGAACGGATTGATCGGCATGTCACCGATCGCCGTGGCGCGCGACTCGATCGGCTTGGGGTTGACGCTGAACGAATACGGCGCGCGCACATTCGCCAACGGCGCGCGGCCAAGCGGCGTGCTGGAGCATCCTGGCGAACTGACAGACGATGCGTATCGACGATTGAAAGAATCGTTTCAAGCCGAATACGCCGGCGCACTCAACGCCGGACGCACGTTGCTGCTCGAAGAAGGCATGAAGTTTAGTCCGCTATCGTTTCCACCAGACGATGCGCAATTTCTCGAATCGCGTCAATTCCAGATTGAAGAAATCGCGCGCATCTTCCGCGTGCCGCTGCACAAAATCGGCGACCTGCGCCACGCCACCTTCAGCAACATCGAACATCAATCGATCGAATTCGTCACGGACACGCTGCGACCGTGGTTGGTGCGCTGGGAGCAAGCGATCAATCAGAAATTGCTTTCGCCGAATGAGCGCGGGCGCGTCTACGTAGAGCACCTGATCGATGGCGTGTTGCGCGGTGATATTCAGAGTCGCTATGCCGCTTACGCGGTCGGCCGGCAATGGGGCTGGTTGTCGATCAATGACATCCGCAACAGAGAGAACATGAATCCGATCGCCGGCGGCGATGGTTATCTGACGCCGCTCAATATGACGACGATCGGCGAGGAGGCGGCGAATGCAAATTAATCTGCCGGTCGATGCGCTTGGCCGCGAGATTCGCGCGCGCGATGCGCAATTGTCGGTTGAAGACGCTAAACTGCAAGGCTACGCGGTGTTATATAACACGTCGTCTGTCGATCTCGGCGGCTGGCGCGAGCGATTCGCGCCTGGCGCGTTCACCGATAGCCTGCGCGATTATCCGGATATTTTCGCATTGTGGCAGCACAACACCGATCAGGTTCTCGGTCGAACGGCCGCCGGCACGCTGACCATCAACGAGGATCAAAATGGCATTGCGTTCACGATCGATCCGCCAGATACGCAAGCCGGACGCGATGCGGTGGCGCTCATCAAGCGCGGCGATGTGTCGCAGATGAGTTTCGCGTTTTCGGTCAACGAGAACGGCAGTAAATGGGAAAAGATTGACGGCGTCTGGGTGCGAACGGTGCTGTCGGCGCGGATATACGAGGTGAGTCCGGTCACCTGGCCGGCATATCCGCAGACATCAGTGACGGCACGTAGTCTGACGATCACGCTGCCAGATGATCATCCGCTATCGCTCGACTCGCGCGCGCGGCTTGAAACGCTGCGCCTGCGGCTCGATCTCGCCGAAAAGATGCAGCGCGTATAGCGGATGTTTGAAGCAGGTCAACAAGCGAGCGCGCTGATGATGCGACTTCGCTTGAATTTTCGGAAAGGACACGATGAGGCATGAACGTCGAGGAGTTGAAGCAACAGCGCGCGACTTTGATCAGCCAGGCGCGCGATATTCTCAACGCGGCTGATAGCGAGCAGCGCGGCTTGACGGATGACGAGCGCGCCGCATACGATGCGCTTGCGAAAAAGATCGACAGCATGGACGCTGAGATCGATATTCGCAATCGGCAAGAAGCGCTGGAGCGCGATCTAGATGCGCTCGAACAGCGGCGCAGCGCGCAAGACCCGGCGATCGGTGCGCCGGCGCTGCTGCGGATTCCGCGCGGCGACAACGAGGTGCGCGCCCTCGCGCACTACATCCGAACCGGCGATGCGCGCGCGCTGGGCGAGACACGCGCCAGCAACGACACCGACATGAACATCGGCACGGGCGCAGATGGCGGCTATGCTGTGCCGACTGGTCACTATCAAGGCATCATCGCTAAGCGTGACGAGTCCATGCTGGCTAATATGCTCAACGTTCTGCGTGTACCTGGTCGCGGCACCACCGTGGACGTGCCATTCGACAACGGCACCGCGAATGTTTTTGTGAGCACCGCCGAAGCCGCCGCGTTCGATCGTGACGCGCCAGCGCTTGGCAAAGTCTCGATGACGTTGGTCAAGTACACGAAGAAGATTCAGATGTCGCTTGAACTGCTGCGCGATGAGGACAGTCGACTGTTGGACTTCTTGACAGACTACGTTGGCCGAGCGATGGCGCTCACGCATAACAGTCTGTTATGCACCGAAGTGGCGACCAACGGAACGGCCGTCCCGCTGGCCGCGGCGGCGGCGGCGACGGCTGGCGACATCCAAACGATCGTGTACTCGTTGAAAGCCGAGTACGCCGATAACGCTGCGTGGTTGATGCGGCGCGCGACCGAAGGCGCTTACCGCAAACTGTCCGGCAGCGATTGGCAGTATGCGCCGGCTTTCAACAATGCACTGAACACGATCAACGGCGGGCGCGGGCAGTTCTGGGGCTTTCCGGTGTACAACACCGAAAGCATCAGCGCGATCGGCGCGAATGCGAAATCAATCGTATTCGGTAATTTCGCATTCGTTGGTATGCGCGAAGGCGATGGCTTTACTTTCTTGCGCGATCCGTATGGCGCGGCGGCTACCGGCCAGATCAACTTGTATTACTACTTCGACGTAGTGTACAAGGTGCTGGTGCCAGAAGCGATCCGCTGCGGCACGCATCCGGCGTCGTAATTCTCGCGGACTGGCGCAGTGTGCGGCTGCGCCAGTCCTCATTCGCGAGGTGCTGATGAACCGGTACATTGCGACAGTAAACGGTCGCTTCTTCACCGGAATGCGTGATGTGACGCTGGTGGACGGCGAAGACATCACGTTGACCGATGAGGAAGCGGCCAATTTGCTGCGCTTAAACGCGATTCGCGCGGCGATCGAACGCGCCACGCTTGAGCCGCCGACCGAAACGGCCACCGTGCCGCCGCAAGCGGCGCGCAAATCGCGGCGCGGCGAGTGAGCGCTATGCGATCCGTTGTCGTGGCTGTCCCGCCGACTTGGGAGCCGGTGACGACCGCTGAAGCGCGCGCGCACTGTCGAATCGATACGACCGATGACGATACGTTATTGAGCGGATTGATCAAAGCCGCGCGCGAACACGTGGAATTGATCACGTGGAGCAGCATTTCACAGCAGACGATCGATCTGTGGCTGGACGGCTGGCCGAGCGGCGGCGTGATCGAGCTGCCGCGCAGTCCGATCATCAGCGTCACGTATGTGAAATACTACGATGCTGATGATCGCGAATATACGCTGGACAGCAGCGTGTACTACGCGAACACGATCGCGCGACCCGGGCAAGCGCGCTTGAAGTACGATCAATCGTGGCCGACCACGACGCTGCGCGAATACAACGCGGTCAATGTACGCTATGAAGCCGGCTACACCGCCGCGGCCAACGTGCCGCAAGCGATCAAACAAGCCATCTTGATGCTCGTCGGTCATTGGTACGAGAACCGCGAAGCAATGCTGATCGGCGCGTCATCGGAGCAACTCGACTTTGCGGTTAAAGCGCTGGTCAACGCTTCGCGGTTATTCAAGTTTTAGGAGTGACGCATTATGGCGCGATTCGGCGGCGAATCCACGGCGGCGACCGGCACGATCACCAGCAGCGTAGCCAGTCTGCTGTCGTTCAATCACGAAAAGCAACACGTCATCATCAGCAATCGCAGCGGCCAAACCGCTTACTTCAAGATCAATGACAGCGCGACGCCGACGGTCAGTAACACGACGTATGACTTCGTGCTGTCGGATGGTGGCACGTTCATCATCGAAGAAGTAGCGGTTACGACGATCGGCGTATACGTCGCCGCCACAAGCGGCATCCGGGTAGTCGGCTGGGACTAATGCGCGCTGGACGGTTGCGGCATCGCATCACGATCGAGCAGAATACGCCGACGCGCGATACATTCGGCGCGGAGGTCGAAGCGTGGTCAACGCTGGCTACCGTCTGGTCGCGGCATGAAGTGCTGAGCGGTGGCGAAACGATCGTGCAACGGCAGGCTGACGCAAGTTTGAATCATCGCTTTACGATTCGGCGGCGCACTGATGTGACGCCGGCGATGCGCGTTCATTGGAGCGGTCGTTACTTCGACATTGCGGCGGTACTCGGCGATGATGCGACGTTTACACAGTTGATCTGCACTGAAAGCGTGTGACGTGGCCGGTCGAGATATTCAAGTCTATGTGAAGATCGAAGGCGCTAAAGAGTTGCTGGAAGAACTACAGCGACTCGGCGGCAACGTGCGCTCGACAGCGCGATCGGCGGTGCGCGCCGGCGCGCGTGTGATTCAGGCGCAAGCCGAACAAAACGCCGAAGCGATCGGCGGTTACGTAGCGAAACGTACTGCGCTGCGCATCACGCAGCGCAAAAAAGGTTTGATTGAAGCGGCGATCGGGCCATCTAAGAAGAAATGGTATTACCGCTTTATTGAAGTCGGCACGCAGCCGCACGAAATAAAAGGAAATCCGCTGGTGTTTGAGGGTGACAGAGGTCTAGTCATCATCGGCGGCGTGCAGCATCCGGGCATGGCGGCGCGGCCGTGGCTGCGGCCGGCATTCGATACGAAGAAAGACGCATCGACGCAAGCCGTCGGCGACTTCATCCGGCGCGCGGTCGAAGAACGCCGCGCGATCGTCGAGCACGGCGCTGACGACGAGGACTGAGCCGCATGGCGACGATCGAAGAAGCAGTCTTCGAGCGGATGTCTACGTATTCGGCCATTACGACGCTAATCGGAACCGGCAGCGCAAGTCGTCTTTATCCGTTAGTCATTCCGCAAACGGCGGCGCTGCCAGCGGTCGCTTATCAAAAGATCTCGTCGCCAAAAGACCTAAATCACAGCGGATCGTCGCATCTGGCGCACTCGCGGTTTCAATTTACCTGTGCGGCTGACGACTACAGCGTCGTCAAAACATTGACAGCGGCGGTGAGAGATTGCTGGCTTGGCTTTCGTGGTACGGTCAGCGGTGTGCGGATCGATTGCTGCGAGGTGGAAAACGACACTGATACCGCGCTTGAGCGGCAGGCCACCGCTTCGCCGGTAACGCGGCTCGACGTATTGATCTGGCATGAAGAATAATTAAGGAGGACTTGATGGGCATTGCAGCGTTTGGCACGCTTCTAAAGATGAGCAACGGATTGTCCGGTATGGCCGAAGTATTTAATACGATCGGCGAAGTCGGTGACATCGACGGGCCAACGATCAGCGTCGAAACGATCGACTTGACCAATCACAGCAGCAGCGGCGCGCGCAAAGAATTTGTGGCCGGCCTGATTGATAACGGCGAGATTTCGTTCTCAATCAACTTCGAGCCGGACGACACGACGCACGACGCCACTGCCGGCTTGCAGTATGTAGCCAATCAGCGCACCTTGCGCAACTTCAAGATCGTGTATCCAGATTTGAGCGAAGTCACCTTTGCGGCGCTAGTGACTAATTTCGGAATCAAAGCGCCGGTTGCGGATAAACTCAGCGCTGACGTGACGCTGAAGATCAGCGGCGCGCTCACATGGAGTTGATGACATGAACCTGTTGACCCGCGATCAAATCTTGCAAGCCGCCGATCTGGCGCGTGAAGTGGTGCACGTGCCAGAGTGGAACGGCGACGTGCTAGTGCAGGCGCTGAACGGCAGGGAGCGCGACGCTTACGAAACGTCGATCATGCAACTGCGCGGTACGGATGCGCACGTATTGCTTGAAAACGCGCGCGCCAAGTTGGTGGCGCGTGCGATCGTGGATGAGAATGGTCAGCGCATCTTCAGCGACGAAGACGTGAAGCAGTTAGCGACCAAAAGCGCCGCCGCTTTGCAGCGCGTCTATGACGTGGCCGCGCGACTGTGCGGCTTGACGCGGCATGACCTGGACGAACTCACAAAAAACTCCGTGGACGGCCAACGCGACGCTTCGCTTTCAGACTAGCGTTGGCCGTCGGCGAAGTGGATGTAGATGCGATGCTGGCGCGCATCACGTCGCGACAACTGAGTGAATGGATGGCCTACGCCGCGCTTGAACCGTTCGGCGAAGAACGCGCCGACATGCGCGCGGCCACTATCGCATGTCTGATCGCGAACGCTAATCGCGATCCGAAGAAGAAGCCAGAGCCGTTCAAGATTGATGACTTCATGCTGTTTGGCGATGCGAAAGTCGAGCGCGGCGCGAAGCAAACTTGGCGCGAACAGAAAGAGCGACTGCTAGCGCTGAGTCGCTTAAGCGGCGGATGATATGAGCACACTTGCAACGCTGAACGTGGCGCTTAATGGCGACATCAGCGGCTTTCTGAAATCGATGAAAGACGCTGAAAATCAGGCGCGAGCATCGAGTGGCGTGATCGGTGCGGCGCTGAACGGTATCGGCAACGTCGCCAAGATCGCCGGCATCGCCGCGGTCGCCGGCATCGGCGCGCTGGCCGGCGGCTTGGCGATCGCAGTCAAGGAAGCCGCAGACGCGGAAAAGAATCTAGCGCAACTGGATGCAGTCTTAAAGAGCACAAACAACGTCGCCGGCGTCTCCAAAGATTCTATACTCGAACTGGCCGGCGCGCTGCAAAAGACGACGACTTTCAGCGACGATCAAATCATCGCGGCGGATAGTCTACTGTTGACGTTCACCAATATCGGTAAAGAAGTCTTTCCAGAAGCGACGCGCGCGGTGTTAGATATGAGCATCGCGCTTGGTCAGGATACGAAGACCAGCGCGATACAACTTGGTAAAGCGCTCAACGATCCGGTGAAAGGCGTAACGGCTCTGCGTAAAGTCGGCGTCTCGTTCACCGAAGAGCAGATGAAGATGATCAAGAGCATGGCCGCCGCCGGCGACGTGATGGGCGCGCAGAAGATGATCCTCAAGGAACTACAAACCGAATTCGGCGGCAGCGCCGAAGCCGCCGGCAAAACGTTTAGCGGCAGTCTTGAGATTCTGAAAAATATCGGATTGGATATCCTCGAAACGATCGGCATGGCGCTGCTGCCAATGCTGACGCAACTGGCGCAAGGACTACAAACCGCGCTCGCCAGTCCGATCGTTCAAGACGGAATTGAAATGATTCAAGCCGGCTTGAACCATTTCACGACGGTGATTCTGCCGCAGATCATCACTGCGCTGCAAAATGTCGTGACCTGGGTCAAGACCAACTGGCCGCTGATCGCGGCGGAGATCGGCGGCGCATTCGAGCGCGCGAAAGCGGTTGTAGAACCGATCATCAACGCGATCGGTTCATTCATTCGTGCTGTCTTCGATGCTGTCCGCGCATTCATGCAGACGCACGGCGAAGAGATCAAATCGTTTCTCGCTGGCGCATGGGATAACATTCGCAGCATCATTGAAACGGCGGCCTCGATCATCTCCGGCGTCGTCACCAGCGTGTTCGGCGCGATCGCGTCATTCATTCAAGAACATGGCGGCTGGATTCAAAGTACGCTGGATTTCGTCTGGAAACAAATTCGCACGATCGTTGAGACAGCGATCGGCGCTATCAAAGGCGTCGTCAACACCGTCTTGTCGATACTAAAAGGCGATTGGCAGACGGCGTGGACTACGATCAAAAACACAGTCGAGACGATCTGGAACGGGATACGAACCCTGTGGGATAACTTCTGGGGCGGCATCGATAGCACGCTGCGAAGCATGGGAGTTAACGTACACGAGGCGTGGGATCGTTTCTGGAATGGTGTGCGTGATACTGTGGTGAACATTTGGAACGGCATTTTGCGATTTCTAGAAGGCGTCGTCAACGGCGCGATCGATATCATCAACGGCATAATTCAAGGCTTCAATGATACGATCGGCCAGGTCGTCGGCACGATCGAGTTGATTCCACACATCAGTCTTGGCGCGGCTCGTGCATACGCGGCCGGCGGCTACGCACTCGGCGCGGCGTTTTCGAGCGGCTTCAACGCCGGCTTGCAGCCGGCCAATGCAGCGATCGCCGAAGCCGCGCGCGCCGGGACGGTCGGCGGCGGCATGCAATTCGCGTTCGGCGACATCAACATTTATGAAGCGCAAGCGATGAGTCCGGCGGAGATCGCACAAGCGATCATGGACGAAGCCGGCAAGCGTGCGGACAGCCGCATCCGTTTGCGCTGACGATCGATGAAAGACACTTGCTATGTCTGAACTCTATCTCGTGATCACGGATGGTACAACTACCTGCACCATCGCCGATGGCGCAGGTGGCGCGACGGCATATCGATTGAAGTATGGCGGCTGGTCGCCGCACATCGCCGGTTTGCGCGCCAGCGAGTTGGGCGGGCGCGGATCGTTCGAGGATGTGACTGAAACATTCATCTTGAATGTTCACGGCTCCTCGATGGCGGATGCTTATACGAAGATTCACGCATTGCAAACGCTCGTCGAGCAAGCCGAGCGCTTTGGGCGCGGCGAGATCGTGTCGGCGGTTGTGATCAAGTATTCGCCGCCGGATGCGGCGGTCAGCAGCGCGGCTAGTCCACTGCAAGCGTGCGTGCTTGGCGGCTCGATCACATTGCCGGGCGACATCAGCACAGCGCATCCGCAAGCGGTGATCGTTGGCGTTAGATTGCAACTGCGCCGCACCGGTCAGTGGTTGCACACCACCGAAACGGCGGCGTCGGCAGCAACGGATAACGGCGAAGTCGCCACAATTAGTTTGACGGCTTGCGACATCGTCAGTCCGAGTGCGCTGCTTATACGAAATATCGCGAAGAAAGATACGGCGAATAGTTATTCAGATGTGGTCGTGCTGCAAGCGGGCAGTGTCGCTGACATACAGATTTTTCCGGCCAATTACCTGCTGCCGGCGACCAACTTTTCGGCTTTTTATGATACAACCAACTTTCCATTGAGCGCGACGGTGTTGCGTTATACGCCATCTTCGACGACCGAGCAGTACAGTGGCGGCTGGGCGATCGACAGCGTTGGCGTGCTGGCGATCTGGTTGAACGTCCGCAACAATTCAAGTACAACGGCGTTCAAGATCAGAGCGCACTATTCGAATGGTCGGATGGAGAGTTATACGCCACATGTCGTTATCCCAGCGGCCTCCGGGCCGCGATGGTACTTCGTTGGTCTGATCGCTAATACCGTGTCGAACGCCATCATCCGATTGGCGTGCACGGCATCGGCGGCCAGCGGTACGCTCGACATCGACGGCGTGGCGCTCATCAATACTGATTCGGTTGATTACGGCTGTGTTGTCATCAAGCAACCATGCGGCTACAGCGGTAATAGCGAGTCGATCGATCATCGCGCGCTGACGGCGATTCAGCCATACGTCGGCGCGAGTTGGACGGAAATGCGCTCGTCTTATCAAGGTGATGCTTATCTCACCTCGCGCGCGGCGACCATGTACTATGCGCTGCTCCAAACTGGCAGCGATGGCGCGACGATCCACTGGCGCGCGACGCTTGGCGGCGCGCTCATTCAAAACACATGGACGTTAACGCGGACAACAGGTTATATGGTGATGAGATGAGTTTGTTTGTTGGAATCTACGACTCGCCTGGCGGCCACCTGATCGCCGACTACAGTCCGATCGCGCGCGATCTGGTATTCAGCACGAACGAACACGGCTTCGCCGATCTGTCGTTTCGCGTCCCGCTGCGGTTATCCGAAACGTTTCGGTTGTACGATCGGCCGGGTCTGCCGCACGTCGTCGTTGCGGCTGGCGGGGCGATCGCGTGGGAAGGTCGGCTGGAAGACGCATCGATCACCGATGGTGGACTGTATCTGAAAGCGCTCGGCTATCAGCGCGCACTAAGTGATATACCGTACACGGCGTTATGGAGCACGACGAGTTACGCCGACTGGCGCGCGATGACGGCCGACGATCGGCCGAACACGCGCACCGAAAAATTTGAAGTCGATAACAACAACCGGTTGTATATCGCACTAAAAAAGAACGAGACTTACACGACAGCAACGCACATCGGCCGGCTAGGCTTCGTTGCGCCGGCCGGCGGCGTGCGCTATCTGAAGACGGTGTCATTCGATTACAAAATCTACTTAAACACCGGTTATACGTTCGCGCTCGTATCGACGAGCGGCGGATTAGGCGGCTCGCAGACTGCGGAATTCTCAGTGCTCGGCAGTGGCGCGCTGTTCGGCGGTTCGGCGAATGTCACGTTAACCAACTCCGCCGCTGACTCGCTGCGCGTCGAAATCAATCCGGCGACCAACACGTACACCGGCGAGACCGGCGATCGCTATATCAAGATCACGAATCTGCGGATCAAGACGACCACCAGCGCGGCGGTGTATGCGGATGAGATCGCGCGCGCGTTGGTCGAGTATACGCATGCCGCCAACAGCGCGCAAATCGCTTCGGAGACAGTCTTGATCGAGTCGCCGGCGCTGGACATGACGGATGAAATCTATCTCGATCGCTATCCGTCGGACATCCTCAACACGCTAATTGCGCTTGGCGACAACGCCGCGCCGCCGCGGCGTTGGGAATGGGGCGTGTACGAAAATCGACTTTTGCATCTGCGACCGCGCGGCAGCGCCGGGCGTGTGTGGTTTGTCGATGCGGTCTCGCTGGAAGTCGAGCGCACGATCGATTCGGTACGAAATAGCGTTTATGCGGTCTATCAGGATCGCAATAACGTACCACAGCGCACGCCGCTCGCGGCTGATGAAGACAGCGTCACGCAATACGGGGCGACGCGCCGCGCCGCGATCAGCGCGCAAACGACCAGCGCGACGCAAGCCGGCGTCATTCGCGACACGGCGCTCAGCGACTTAAAGAATCCGACGCCGCGCGCGACGCTGCGCTTCAATATGCTCTACGATGCCGCCGGCGCGCGCTGGCCGGGTTGGCTGTGCCGCAGCGGTGACACGATCACGATTCGCAATCTGCCGCCAACGCTCAACGACGATGCGCGCGTGCGCACGTTTACCGTCGCGGAGACGCGCTACGAAGCGGACACGCGCACGCTGCAAGTCACGCCGGAAAGTCCGCTGCCGCGACTCGATGTTTTGCTTGCGCGGCTTGGTGAGAAGATTTGACCGAATACGCACGAATAAGGAGGCGATATGACCGCGCTACAAATACTACAAGCCGCCGGCAAAAGCCTGACCGACTACAGCAACGTCGTTGTCGTCGATCCGAGTGGCAACGGCGACTACACGACGCTGGCCGCCGCAATGGCCGCGATCACCGACGCCAGCAGCAGCAAGCGGTACGCGATCTACTGTTTCGGCAATATCACGCTGACGGAGAACACGACGATCAAGCAATACTGCGATCTCGTCGGGCCCGGCACAATTGATTGCAGCACGTACACTTTGACGTTTCAATCCACAAGCGCCATCAACGTGTGCCGAGTAGCGCGGATCGAAAACGCGCAAGGCATCCGACCAGACACGGCGGGGATGGGCGTTGACTTCGTCGGTGTATATTGCGCATTTAACTCCGGCACATGGACAAGCACCGGAGTCGTATCGTTCAAGAATTGCGTGCTTGATCCGGGAATTGGCGGGGCGACTCTCACGTTGAGCGGCAGTGCGCAATTGCGCATTTATAATTGCACATCGGGCACTTTCAGCTACGCCCTGTCGATTACTTTGAGCGGCTCTTCGATTTTGGAAGCCGCCAATTCGACGTTAGGGCGATTGACTATTTCAGATTCAACGATAGTCATCAACGTCTGGAATTGCTATTTCATTGCATCAACTTACGCGCTATACGTGACCGCTTCAAGCGCGCCAACTGCCGGGAATGTCGAGATCTGCAATTGCGGTTTCGAAGGATCGGGCGGTACATCGGCGCGCTGCGTTAATTTCACGTGGAATCCGTCGCAGATTTACAACTGTGTTTTCCGTGGAGCGGTCACGCAGATCACACTCGGCTCATCGAATGTAACTTTTTAGCCCCGGCCGCTGCAGCGCAGCAGTGGTCGGCGACAGGTGCGTTGCGCGCGGCGTTTGAGGCGATACCATGACAACCGCCACCTCGAAATTCGGCGCGTATCTGATGCAGCCGCTTGGCAGCGACCTGCTGATCGCGTGCGGCAACGATCCGGCGAACGAGAACGGCAGTCAGATATTTCGATCGGCGGACGGCGTGACGTTCACGCACGAGTACACGCCGGTCGAACAAGGTTCGTTAGTCGATGGTCAATTGGTTGGTAGTGAGTGGTGGTGTTGCGGCATCGATCCGACGGAGGATTGGTCGCTGGGCAACCTCTACAAGCGCAGCAGCGCCGGCATGTGGACGAAGACCCGCACGCTGCCAAATGTTATTCACACTTTCGGCTTGTGGCACGACGGTACGAGCATTTACGTAGCGGTCGGCGCGCACATCGGCGACAACGCGACGTGGCGAGGCCGCGTGCTGCGTTCGACGGACGGTGGCGCGACCTGGACGGCGGCGGAGGTCAATAATTACCGCTGCTATGATGTGATGGGGTTTGATGGCCGGTTGTACGCGATCGGCTACGATTGGACGGGGAGCACGTACACCCGCGATTTGCACGTGAGTGCTGACGCGGGCGCGACATGGTCGAAAATAAACGGCGTTGCGCCGGCGACCAAGCCGCGACTGGTGGTGTTTGATGGTAAGTTGGTCGTGATCCAATCGAGTTTAACCGGCGTGTATGTGATTCAGGCCGGCGGCACGCTGATCAGTTATACCGCACCGTTCACGTTGGTGAATCAGTGGAACGCGATGGCCGATGGCGGCGACGGCTATCTGTACTCGCTGGCGAGCGATGGTGTTTGGCGAACAAGTAACTTTACTGATTGGCAGTATGTCGTCGATACCGGCAATTTGATCAGCCTCGTGACGTGGCCGGGCGTGGGCGTCATGGTCAGCGAGATGGGGACGGCGGCGCGCATCTTAAAAGTTGTTATCTGATGCGCTTACCGCCGCATCTTATTCACGCAGCGCTTCCACAGCCGCGCGTGCTCGGCGTCGAGGCGCGCCAGATTGTCAACGGTTGCGCCATAGCGCCGCGCCGCGCACCACTCCCGCTGCGCGCGCGACGGTTCACGGTCGGCTTGAACGATTTGTTGGCTGGCGCGCTAATCTGTATTCGCGCACGATTCGCAGAGCGGCGCGATGATTGTATCGTTACTCATCAGCGCTGCGAACATCTTTCGATCGCGCTCAATGATTTGCTCACACTGCGCGCAGATCGGCTCGTCAACATCTCCGCGCACGTCGAGCGCGAAGAATCCGACCGCAAGCGGCGGATTCGCTCGCTCGAACGCTTCATTGATCAAATCGCGCACAACCTGCGCCGCGCTGACGGCGCGTTGATTAGTCAGCGCGTCGAGATGCTCGATGGTTTCGGCGTCAAATTGAAAACTATGTGTGGCTGGCATGACGATTACGCATGTTGGATAACTTCGATCGGGATATTCTCGCGTTCGCATACCGAGCGAATCCACGGATAGAATGATTTGCTTTCATCGTTGCCAATCTCGACGCGGACGAGATTGACAGGAGAATCTTCGGCGCGGTCGAACACGAAGTGAACTTCATGTCCGCTGGTGGTCGTCCAGTCAATTCGACCGGACGCAGACCAGTCCGACCAACCGTTTCCCCACGTCAGCGAACACTCAGCCTGGCGAGCGCCTCATGCGCGCGCCGCAGCCGCTCGTCGGCGGTGACGGCTTTACCGGTTGGATTCATGATGATCGCTCGCTCTCTCGCTTATGGCGCGCAGAGTATCAGACAGCAGTCGAAGTGTCACCGCCGATAAGCCGAGATTCGCCGGCTCGTCACTGGTCATGAAGTCCCTCAGCGCACTGAACAGCAATTCCAGTTTCGGAGATGCATTACCCGGCCGGATGTCACATATAACGCGATAACCAACGCTGTCGTATTTCAGGACATCATCGATTGTCAATTCTGGAATGATGTCGTTGTCGAAACTATCCGGTAGGTTGAGTTCGGTAATGATGGTTCTCATGTTATAGATTCCAATCACTTTCCGAAGATTTCATCTACGAGCCGGCTAAATACTTTGCTGGCCGACTTGTGCCGATTCGTGAGTTTATTAGCCTCCAACCCGTAAAAGTATTCCGCATTGCTCGGTTCGGCGATGCGGCGCGCCAGTTTCAACGCCAGTCGCCAGTTTGAGATTGCGGCTCCTAGTTGATAGCCGGTTTCGACGTGGACAATATAGTGCCTGCCGCGCCCGAGACGTAAAACATCATCGGAGAATTTGAGCATCTCACCATATTCCGCGCGTCATCGACTTGCGCCGGCGCTGTGATTGACGAGCAAGTGGACACGTCTTGCGAACGTGCACCTCGCCGCAGTGCAGGCACGGTTCCACCAGCACCGGCGGAAGTGCCAGGCCAAGCTTGACACGCAGTTGTGGCGAACGTGGCTCGTAGTGCTTGTCTTTGACTATGCGGCAGAGGGTGCCCAACGGCACGCCGGGATAGTGCGCGCCGACCTCGCGCCATTTTGCACCAGACGCGCGCTGAGCGGCGATCTGACGGCGCAACGATTCAATACTCGTCTTTGTCATGCTGTGCGTTCCTGAGCGTTTTCACGAGCGTGAAAACGGATTGTAGATCGAATCGCGGACGGTGTGTTCGCATGGAGCGTCGTTAAGCGGGTAATGGGCCATAAATCGACCACCGCTGGACGTGCTTCATGTTCAGCGCGAATCGATTTGGATCGGGATTCTGCCAGTTCAGTGCTTCGTTGCGAGTGAGCACGCGGCGCGGCGGGGTATGGGAATGACATGCGCCGCTGTGCTCGCGGTCATTCACACGGCCTGTTAGCCGAATTTCGCCCCGCCGCGTCCGCTGCTTGGCGCGCCGCCGCGCCAGAACCGCCGGTGATGTCTTCAACGCTGTGCCGGCGGCAGCGCGGCAACGGCGGATTCCAACACCACCTGCCGACGCGCCAGCGAGATGCGCTCCAGCAAATCGGCTAATGTCAGGCCGGACGCGACAAACGTACCGCGTTGCCCGGCGGCCGCGATGTCCATTAGCCAGCCGCGCGCGCGCAGCGCATCGATCGCGCGCTGCCACATCTCGGCGCTTGACCACCGGCCGGCGGGGATGATCTGATTCTTTGCCGCCAGGGATTGATCGCTCAGACTGGTCTTGACGATGCGCGCGGCCTCAGCCAAAGCCGCAGCATCGACATCGACGGCGCTGGATTGAGACTGAGTAATCGGTCGTGGAGTTTGAGGCGTGGGCGTCTCGTTGGCGGGCGCGTTGGCCGAGGTGTCCAACGCCATGCTGCCGTCGCGGTAGATCGTGATCTTCATACCGCGCTGGTCTTTCACCATCGAGACCAGATGCGCATTTGCGGACATGCGGCGTTCGTACAACGCCGCGCTGTGCTCTTGATAGCGCATGATCAGCAGCACCGCAAGAATCGACAGGACAACGATCATGATCAATACGGCAATGATGCTTGATAGTTCCATATCGTCACCGTTCTTCATTCTGTCCCGCCTCGCCCGCGCTGCGCGCGCAGTGCCAGAAGTCCGCGCGCGCTCAAAGCAGTCATCTGCGATCGCATGAGCGCGATCACGGCTCGCGCCGATGGTCGCGTCGTGCGACGCAGTAAGCATTGCTGCCACTTCCGCCTGATGCGCGCTCGATCCGAAATCCGCTTTTTCATCGTTGTTTAACGCTCCGGCCGGCCACGATCAGGTTGCGACATCGGCCTGATTTCGTTTTCGGCATCATCGAATACGTTGACGGCAATGTTGCCGAA